GGCCCCGCCGCCGCCGCCTGACATCACCCGCTGGTGCGAAGAAAACATCGTGTTTGACGAACGGTCGCCGATGCCGGGGCCGTTCAACATCCTGCGGTTCCCGTTCCTGCGGGAAATCCACGAGGTGTTGTCGCCCGAGCATCCGGCCCGCGAGGTGACGGTGCGCGGATCGGCGCAATGGGGCAAGACGGTATCGGTCATCCAGCCGACTCTGGGGTCGTGGTTCTGCTATTGCGCGCTGGACGCTCTGGTGGTGCATCCCACGCAATCGGCGGCGGTCGAATGGGTCGACAACAAATGGTTGCCGATGCGGCGGCAGGCGGAAGGGCTGCGGCGCATCTTCGGTGAGGGTCGGGGCGACAACAAGGACAGCAAGTTCAATCAGGAAACCCTGCTGCGCAACGGATCGCTGAAAGTGGCGAGTGCGGGATCGCCTGCCGATCTGACCGGCACCACACGGCGGCTGGTCATCCTGGACGACCTGGCCAAGTTCGAGATGACGGACAAGGGCGACCCCGAGGCGCTGGCGCTGTCGCGGGCCAGCGGGTTCGAGGATGCCAAGATTCTGCGGGTGTCCACCCCGCTGTTCAAGGGCACGTGCCGGATCAGCCGCGCCTTTGCGCGGTCGGACCAGCGGCTCTATCACGTGCCATGCCCGCATTGCGAGACCATGGCACCCCTGACATGGGAGAACTTTCAGGCCAATATCGACCCGGCCAATCTGCACGCCGCGCATTTCACCTGCGAGGCTTGCGGCGGGGTCATCCAGCATGGCGACAAGGAGAAGATCGTCGCGAGGGGCAAGTGGGTCGCCCACAACCCGCGCGGCGATCATCCGGGGTTTCATCTGTGGCGGGCCTATGCGCCGCAGCGCGACTGGGCCAGCATCGCGCTGGAATATGCCCAGGTGATGGGCTGGACCCGGATCGAGGGGGCTGTCAGCACGGAAGCGACCCTGGCCGGGGCGGTCGAGGCGGAGACGGAACAGACGTTCTGGAACGACGTGCTGGGCCTGCCATTCGAGCAGGCGACCAGCGGGCCGGATTGGGAGGCGCTGCGCGACCGGGCGGAACTGGGCCGGGTCGAGGACATTCTGCCGCTGGGCGTGGTGCCCGCCTGCGGCGTGCTGCTGTGTGCCGGGGTCGACTGTCAGGATGACCGGATCGAGATGCATGTCGTGGCTTACGGTCGCAACCGGCGGCGGTGGGCCGTGGATTACAGGATCATCCCGCACCACATCGGCGATGAAGAGGGCAGGCGCGCGCTGGACGCGCTGCTGAAGGCGACATGGCGAACCAGTCTGGGTCTGCGGCTGCCCTTGGACATGCTGGCCATCGACGTGAACACCTATACGGATGATGTCTGGTCCTGGGGCAAGCGGCATCCGTGGAACCGGGTCATTCTGGTGCGGGGGCAGGCCAGCCAGAACGGGCCGGTGCTGTCACCGATCCGCTATGCCCGCAAGAACAACGGCGATGCGCTGCGCAAGCAGAAGCGGGCCTTCAACGTCAACACCAGTCAGGTGAAGGGCGATTTCTATACCTGGTTGAAGAAGGACGATCCCGAGGAGCGCGGCTATTGCCAGTTCGCCCGGGGGCTGGGCGATGAGTATTACCGGCAGTTGTCGAGCGAGGTCCGCGTGCTGCACCGGCAGCGCAGCGGCGCTGTGACCAGCGCCTGGGAACTGGTGGACCCGACCCGGCGCAACGAGGTGCTGGATACGATGGTCTATTCCGAAGCCGCCGCCCGGAGGAAGGGCTGGACCAGCATGACGGACGATCAGTGGGACGTGCTTGCCGCAGAGCGGGGCGGCGCGCCGCCAGATGCCCAGCCGGATTTGTTCGACGCCAGCCTGTCGCCGGTCGCGGCCCGGGTGGCACCGGCCCCGGATGGCGAGACGGAACCGCCAGGTGAAAACAAGGTGCGGGCCAGCAGCTGGCTGGGACCGCGCCGCAAGAAGAAGTGGTTGTAGAGAACATGGCCTTTACCCAGACGGAACTGGACGCGCTGAAACGCGCCTATGCCAGTGGAACCACCCGTGTGTCCTATGACGGCAAGACCGTGGAATATGGCAATGCCGCCGATCTGCTGAGCCGGATCAGGGTGATCGAGGCCGAGATGGCGGCGGGCACGGTCAATGCGCGCCCGGTCGCTGGCTTTGCCGCATTCCGCCGGGGTGGCGCATGAAAGCGTCGTCCAGGCCTGCATCCGGTGGCGCGGTGGTCCGCTGGGGTGTGATCGAGCGAGCAATGGAGGCGCTGGCCCCCCGTGCGGCCGGAAAGCGGTTTGCGGCCAAGCTGCTGCTGGCCAATCTGCGGCGGTCCTATGATGCCGCGAGTTACGAGCGGGGCCGCACCAGCCGCCGGGGCAGCAGCACGGCTGCGGATTCGGAAATCGCCTATGCCGGGGCGGTGCTGCGCGACCAGATGCGCGATCTGGTGCGCAACAACCCGCTGGCGGCCAAGGCGGTGCAGGTGCTGGTGAACAATCTGGTGGGGGCGGGCATAAGGCCCCGCGCCGCCAGCACCTCGCCCGCCCTGAACAAGAAGGTCGATGACCTGTGGGCGAAGTGGAGCCAGGAATGTGACGCGCATGGCCATACCGATTTCCACGGGCTGATCAGCCTGGCGGTGCGCGGTATGATCGAGGGCGGCGACATGTTCGCGCTGAAACGCGGGCGCTATCCATCGGACGGGCTGTCGGTGCCGGTGCAGATCGAATTGCGCGAGGCGGATCATCTGGACGCAGGCCGGATTTACAACCAGCAGGGCGGCAACCGGATCAGCCAGGGGATCGAGACCGATGCCATCGGGCGCAGGGTGGCTTATTGGATGTTCCCCGATCACCCGGGCGACAGCACCAATCCCGGGGGACAGATCACCCAGTCGGTGCGGGTCGATGCCAACCGGGTGGCGCATCTGTTCGAGCGGCAGCGGGTGCAGAACCGGGGGGTGCCCTGGGGCACACCGGCGATGACGGCGATCAGCCATGTCCGCGATTATCAGGAGGCCGAACTGGTCCGCAAGAAGATCGAGGCCTGCGTCGTCGGCGTCGTCTTTTCCGACGATGAGACACAGGAAAGCATCGCCCCCTCCATCGTGGATTCGGATGGCGAGAAGATCGAACAGTTCGAGCCGGGGATGATCGCCTATGCCCGCAACGGCAAGGACATCAAGTTCAACCAGCCTGCCAGCAGCGGTGGCGTGGGCGAGTGGCACCGGGTGCAGCTGCACATCATCAGCGCCGGGTTCCGGGTGCCCTATGAGTTGATGACCGGCGATCTGTCACAGGTCAACTTCTCGTCCAGCCGCGTGGGCCTGAACGAATTCCGCCGCATGATCGAAGCCGTGCAATGGCAGACCATCATCCCGATGCTGTGCGAGCCGATCTGGCACTGGTTTCTGGAAGCCGCAGCCACGGCGGGCCTGATCCGCACGGCGGATGTGCCCGCCGAATGGGCACCGCCCAAGTTCGAAAGCGTCAATCCGTTGCAGGATGCCGAGGCGGACCTGCTGGAAACCCGGGCCGGGTTTGCCACCTGGGCGCAGCAGGTCGCCAAGCGCGGCTATGACCCGGAAAAGATGCTGGGCGAGGTCGAGAAGTTCAACGCGCTGTTCGATGCCAAGGGCGTCGTGTTTGACAGCGACCCGCGAAAGGTCAGCAAGGCCGGGTTGACGCAGTCGAACAAAGCCGCAGCGACCGACCCCGCCGCCCCTGCATCGCAGAACTAGAGGAACATCATGGACCCTGAAGTCATTGAACTGCCCCTGCGGACGCGGGGTGCTGAAGTCATGCCTGCATCTGTCAACGCCGAAGCCCGCACCGTCGAGGTGATCTGGACCACCGGAGCCACCGTGCGGCGCGCCCGGTTCTGGGATGAGCCGGTCGATGAGGAACTGATCGTCGATGCCGCTGCAGTGCGGCTGGACCGCTTGAACAGCGGGGCCCCATTCCTCAATTCCCACAACGCCTGGGAACTGGACGCGGTTCTGGGCGTGGTGGTCGACGGTTCGGCGCGGATCGAGGGCGGGCAGGGTCTGTCCACTATCCGGTTCAGCCAGCGCGCCGATGTCGAACCAATCTGGCAGGATATCGTCGGCGGCATCATCCGCAACGTGTCGGTGGGCTACCGCGTCCATCGTTACGAGATCACCAAACGTGACGGCCAGGTTGAACTGTGGCGGGCCGTCGATTGGGAACCTATGGAAATTTCAGCCGTCGCCATCGGCGCTGATCCGGGAGCACAGGTGCGCGCCGCTGAGGGCCGCGCCGGTGTTCTGAACCCCTGCACCGTGGTCCGGCACGGTGTGAATGCTGCCCAAGGGGCGGCACACTCCAGAGGAGCAATCATGGAGAATGACGTGATCCCGGTGGCCGGTTCTATGGCTGCCACCACCCCGGCGGCGGCGCTGACCGACGTCAGCCGCGCCGCACTGGCGACGGCACTGATGCCCGCCCCCGTATCTGCCGATGCGATCCGCGCCGAAGAGCGCGCGCGCGCATTGGCCATCACCGAAATGGTGACGCGCCATGCCTTGGGGGCAGACCTTGCCACCGATCTGATTTCGCGCGGGGTCAGCCTGGACGCTGCCCGCACCACGGTGCTGGAACGCATCGCCGACCGCGACACGCGGGGCCTGGGCAACAGCACCGTGACGCCGCGCGGCATGGACGAAACCGAAACCCGGCGGCGCGGCATGGAAGAGGCACTGTCGTTCCGGCTGGGCGGAGCGACCGAACTGACCGAACGGGCGCGGCCCTATGCGCAGGACAGCATCGTGGACCTCGCCGCGGCACGCCTGGGCGAACGCCGGGTGCCGGGATCGTTCGGCCAGCGCGAGGACCTGCTGCAGCGGGCGTTCCACACCACGTCCGACTTTCCGCTGCTGTTGGCCAATGCGCTGAACAATGGTCTGGCGGCACGGTACCGCTATGCCCAGCCGACCTATCGCCGCATCGCGCGGCAACGCACCTATCAGGATTTCCGCCCGCACAACACCGTGCGGATCGGGGACTTCCCCGACCTTCTGGTGGTGGACCCCGATGGCGGCGAACTGCAGGGCGGAACGTTCAGCGAAGCGCGCGAGATGACCAACGTCAAGGCTTATGGTGTGCGGGTGAACATCAGCCGCGCCCTGCTGGTCAACGACACCCTGCACGGCATCGAGCAGGTGCTGAACGACAGGGGCATGGCGGTGGCGCGTTTCGAGGAAAAGGTGGCCTATGGCGTGATCCTGTCCGGTGCGTCCAACAACGGTCCGACCATGCTGGAAACCACACGGCAGATGTTCAACACGACGGATGGCACGCTGGCCGCCGCCGCCGCCGCGATCACCAACGCCAGTCTGGGTCTGGGCCGGGCGGCGCTGGTCAAGCGCACCAGCAAGGACGGCAACCTCCTGGACCTGACCGCGCAGATCCTGCTGGTCGGGGCTGACAAGCAGACCGAGGCGCAGCAGATCGTGGCCCCGATCCAGGCGGCGCAGGCGGCCAACGTGAACGTGTTCTCGGGGGTGCTGGACGTCATCACCACGGCGCGGATCACCGGCAACGCCTGGTATCTGTTCGCGGACCCGGCAGTTGCGCCGAACTTTGAATGGGGTCTGCTGGATGGCTATACCGCTCCCCGGTTCCGCCTGGACGAGCCCTTCGGCATTCAGGGCATGAGCCTGTCGCTGGAACATGACTTCGGTTTCGGTGCCATCGACTTCCGGGGCGGCTACCGCAACGCCGGGGCCTGATCCGACCCTGTGACATGAAACCGGGGCGGGTGCGCAAAGGCGCGCCCGCGCTTCCCCTTCCCATTTCCATCATGGAGAAACCCTATGAAGAACTTCGTGCAGAACGGTGACATCATCACCGTCACCGCGCCCGCCACCGTTACCTCGGGGCGGGGCGTCCTGATCGGGTCGCTGTTCGGGATCGCGCTTGGCGATGCGACCAGCGGCAACCCGGTCACAATCTATATCGAGGGCGTGGTCGACATGCTGAAGGTCGACAGCCAGGCCTGGGCAGTGGGCGACCCGATCTTCTGGGACGCCGGGGCGGGTGCGGCAACCAACGTCGCATCGA